CACGATAGTTTTATCATGAGCCTTAAGAACTGGGTAAGCAGTATTCGAACGTTCAATTACATCAGCCAGCTTTATTGCCATCTTCCTTGAGGATTAGGTAGTCCATGGCAGCAAGCAGGACACTCGGTTCAATCGACAGTTCACCATTGTCTATGAGTGTGACCTTTTTGAGCCGGACCTTTTGATCCTCGTTCAGGAGAGTTTCCACACTTTCGCGGAACTCGTTTGCCAGGTCATCACTGACTTCTGGTTGTCCATCTGCATCCAACGTGGCTTTCTCACGCAGACTAGAGATGTACTTCTGCCGAGTTTCCTCGAACGTATCTACAAGCGGCTGGAGCTTGTTAATGTTTTGCGCAATCATCCAGCTGCTTTTGAGTGGAAGATTGACGTCGCTGAGCTTTTGAAATGCGGAGTAGACTCCGATACAATCCTTTAGTAACATGCTATAAGTTTTTGGTACTTCTACAAATATAGGCTTTATCCGATTACAATGATGTCGTATTTCTCGTCTGCTGCTGTAATACCTACAGTCACTCGAATCACGTTATCGTTCTCTGGGATATACTTACAGAAAACCGGAACTGGATCAGCTAGAGCGGAGCCGCTGCTGTTGTGAGTCTTGATAGCAACAACAAATACAGATTGTGTACCGAGGTTGTGCTTAATCACATATCCATTGGCTCCCATAATATCTGGAGCAAAGTTTGTGTTTGCAGTACCTGAGCCACTGTCACCGTCAACTGATGCAGTCGTAATCTCAATAGTGCACTTCGCCACAGCACCAAGAGCGCGAACTGATGCAGCATTGGCAAACTGACCGACAGGCATAGTAGTGCCCGCATCGGCCTGGTCTGTTTGCGATACCGTATCAGAGTGGGTAAACTTCAAAGACACCACGTTATCTGCCCCACCACCAACACCATTTACGCCCTCACTAAAATCCCCTGCATCTGCATGACGAGTAAACCTGAACGTGTCTGTACCAATATCATAACGGAAAGCAGCAAACTCTGTAATAGCGTTTCCTGCAGTAACCTTAACGAAGTTCAGACCGGTATCAATAGACGATGTGCCATTCTCAATGACATTACTGCTATCTCGCGGCACTCCAAGAGCAAGCACTGCATCTTCAAAGTCAACAATTGTGCTGTTTGCTTGTACAAAGTTGCCTGAAACAGTCAAGTTACCAGTTACAGTCACATCACTTGTAGCAGTAATGTTGTCAACGTAGAGGTGTGCCCATTCTGTGCCAGATGCTCCAAGATTCCGAGTATCATTTCCATCTGGAATCAAGTTAGAGGCAATGTCTGCAGTGACTGTCACAGTATCCGCCGCCGCATTACCAAGAGTAGTATTGCCATTGACAGCAAGGTTACCTGTGACGGTACCGCCAGCTAACGGCAAGTAAATACCACTAGCTGCAGCATTTTCAACATTACCCAAGCCAACATCACTAGCGGTAAGGTTCAATGCAGTTACTACCTCACCTGCAGTAAGGCCTTCAATCTTAGTACCATCAACTCGCAGAAAGTCATTATCTGCAAGAGTATTGCCACTATTTGTAGCCTGCAGAATGTTGTTGCTAGCAATACCTGGCACAAGACCAATTTCGCTTTGGATTTCAGCGGCTGAAATACCTGATGCCAAAGCCGGTGTACCACTATTATCTACAATAGCAGGAGCAGCAGTAGGCGAGCCTCCACCAATCGCACTAAGCAGCGTAATCCAGCCTGAGCCAGCACTACCTGGTGCGATATCAGAGTTGGTCGCATCATTAAGGATGAAGTAGTCTGATTGGTCCTCTACGTATACAATCGTGCCCTTCTCTTTTACAAGGTCTTGGCTATTGTTATTTGACTGCAGTGCCGCATCAGGATCAAAGAGTGCAGCCAAGTTTGCTGCCGTATCAATTTTGGAACGGATACCACCCCGAATAGTGTCTGAATCTACAGAAGGCGCAAACGCATTATTATGCGAGACTATGGATGCAACTTTTGGCATGGCTTAGAAAATTGAATAAGCTACAGAACCGTCAAAAGCCGTTGGGCTGACACTTCGATAGATTAGGTAGTTTTGAGATAGACCCGCAACATTCGTTACAGAGATGTTGCTGTTGGTAAACGCGCTGCTGAATGCGGTATTAGAGTTAGCTTCCGAGCATGCAACATCGGCGTTCAACGTATCTGATGCACCAACCGCTTTGAATGTAGTCAAGAGCTGGCTTGTATCTGGATACGAGATAAACAAGAATTGATCTGTCGGAGCGTTCAGCGAGATTGTATTCGACCCGTCACCAGTAAACTGATGTACTTGGTTCAGACTAGCTGCAATTTTGCGAGTGCTCAGACCTTCAATACCGGCTTCTCCGAGAGATGCATTGTTAGACCCTGTTGCCTCTACAACCCCAGCAGACGAGGCGCTTGAAGTCGGCAGGTTGTCTTTTGCACTGAAGCCAAGGAAGCCCAAGTGCCTATACGTGAAGAGTGGGCTGTTTAGCTCTGTAGTCTGCTCTTGGTCTGTGACTTTGATGCGATACCTGACTTGAGATCGTACAGAAGCTGCTTGGTTATCTGTAATTGCGACAGAGAAAGATGCAGCCGACACGTTTCCAGTGATGCTCACACCAGAGGTTGAGTTTGTAATCTGTGTTTCGGCACCATCTACAACTCGGAATACCGTATAGGACACCAAGTCAATCAATGGGCTGTTACGTGTAACGGTGAAGTTTGCACCTAGATTGTTATCGCCTACAACGATATTCGCATTACTTGACGAGTTGCCTGTGCCGACAAAGGTGACACTCCCCGAACCATTTGCATTCACGAACCCTGTAGGAGCAGTGTACGAGCTGTTGCGTGTAATCGTATCAGTAGATGTTGGAGCGACATAATCAACAATCGTGACCTGGTTGTTGCCATCAACGTTCGTTGATGGTGTTACAGCCGTGCCTCCGCTGTCATTAGCGACGATTACAATTCGATAGTCGTAGTTGCCAGAAGACCCCTCGGAAGCATCGATATCTACATCATTGTCCGTAAAGCTAAATGAGACGTTGGCTGGTGTCCCTGCCGTATTCAGGTTGTTAAACGTCCCATAGGTAGTATTCCCTGATTGAATCAAGCTACCACCAAGAATGCTGGCAAAGTTAGCAGAACCTTGCCGGCGCTGAATATCAATGGAGCGAATGGCAAAAGCATCATTTGTACCTGTACCCGCAACACTATTTTGGTTGTTGTTCTTGACTGTAAAGGTCAAAGTGTGCGACTGGTTAGGCCTTGCGAGTTCACTAAACTGAAAGTTGGTTGCGCTTGAAGTAATAGCTCCTTCAGGTGCTACAAATCCTGTAACCGCATCACGAATAATCTGCAGAGCATTAGAGCCATTTGCCAATACCGTAATGTCATCCCCGTTTAGGAATCGACCGAAGCTTTGCGTGCCTGGTAGCTGGACAGGGATATCGGTTGTTTGCAGAGGAGTTTCACCAAGCTTTACCCAGTTTGAGTCTGTAATATCGTTGAAGCCGTTGCCATTAGCGATTGCGTCTCCGCCTTTCCAGATGTAGACAAAACCGGATGTCTTGTCAACCACCAACATACCATCCTTACGAAGTGTGACAGCAATGTTACCGAGGTTGGCATTGGTAAACT